CTCCCCTTGTGCTGTTTGTCATTCGCATTTAATGTTATTTTTCTAACTTTTCTGTGCAAACAATTTCTAACATCTCGTTTCTTTCTCGTACATTGATTATTGAAACTATGCTAAAATACCTATCTTTGAACCTTATAAACATATCCGGCGTTATTTCCTTGTGGTATCGCGTTGTGATTTTATATGTTAATTCCGGTCTTATGCGCTGCGCCTCTTGGTATTCTCTGCCCCTTGTCGGCTCCACGCTCGCCCATACGGTTTTAACCTCGATCAACGTCTGCTCGTTTTGTAGTAAATCGTTTTCTTTTTCCTCATATCTGCAAAATGTAATTCTTTTATTGGTTCGCCCTATATCCATATTAGCCACCTACTTACTTTGTAATTGCAGCATAAGGGATTTTGTCATAAAACTAAAATTTTCCCCAACGCCTCCGGCAGGCGTTCTTTTTTCATACCAATAGGAAATAAGTAATTGCAGGTATATTTTTTCAAGTTCGTAATTTATCTTATTGCCGCTTTCGTCTGTTTCGGGGTACTCTTTGCCGGTTGCGTTTTTTAAATACTCCTCTGCCGCCGTTATAAGCGTTTCCAATAGTTGATCGTCCTCGTCAATATCGATCCTCGCATACTCTTTAACCTCTTGTAATGTGATAATCATATTTACACCTGCCTTCAATGGCGGCAGGTTTTATCCCGCCGCCTTGTTGCTTACTGCTGCGCTGCTGCCTGCTGTGCCATAAAGTCGGCTACAACTGCTGCTTTCTCATCGGTTGCGCTTGTTGTCATTGTGTACCCTAATTGGGTGCCTAAAGCAATAATATTTTCGCGTGACATTTTTTCAATTTCTGCCTGCGTATATGTCTTTACTTCATCATCGTCAAGGCTTGCCGCGCTTGCGCCACTCTCTGATGCAATAATATGTTCTGCCATGATGATCGCCTCCTCGTCCACGCTCTGAATATCCAAACGCTCGCGCACCTTAATACCGGTCTGATCCTTATTCCATAAATCGCCCGCGCTGCTTGAAATATCGATCGTTAATGTTTCGCGATCAAAAATTGTAATTGCCTCTTTTAAATCCCCGCACACGATCGGCACCTTATAGCCGCCTTCCGTTGCCACGCTTGGCATTGTCTTGTTGCTCACTTTCTTTACCGGATATTTACCAAATAACAACATACTTGTTGGCTTTGTTGGATCCGGCTGTAAAATATATCTGCCGTCCTTGTCCTTTAAGGTATCAAGCCAATTATAGCCGTCTTGGTTAGTAACAACACCTGCGGTTAATGCAATCGCCGGATCAAGCAAAATATTAAACACCTTTTTCAGATCGTCTAATCCCTCTACTGTTACCTCCGCATCTTTGGTAATCTCGCGGATCTTTGCAACAATCATAAAGTTTCTTGTTGCCTTTGCCTTCTTCGCAATCCACTTTTTCAAATACCCTATGATGTTCTCGGCTGTGTCGCTTAAAAGCTCCTGCGTAACCTTTAAGATGCCGCCCTTCTTCTTGACCTTGTAATCAATCTTTTCAAACTGCGGTGTAGAAACCTCCGGAAACTCTGCCGCCTCGTCTACATTGTCAAACGGTGTCTGATCGGCGTATCTTTCGACTACCCTGCTGCCGCTTAACGTGCTTACGCGCTCAACATTTACAAGCGTTTCTAATGCGTCCTCTGATCTTCTCAACTCCTTAACGGCTGTTCTAATGTCCTTTGGTACTGTTAAACCGCCGTCCTCGTCTGTTCCCTCATTCATTGAATTAAGGATCTCTTTGTCGTCCTCTGATAACGCACCTTTTCCAACTGCTGCCTTGATTGCGTTTACAAACGCGCCTGCGATCTTCTTTGTCTGATCTACTACCTTTTTTGCTGTTCCTTCTGCCGCTGCCTGCTCTGCATCGTCTAACTTTTCCTGCTCCAAATCATAGAGTAGATCAAACTTTGCCTGCATTTCTTTCAATTCGTCCTTTGCCTTGCCCGCATCTTCAATTTTTCCCGCCTTGCAAAGATCCTTTACTTCCTGCTTTTTTGCCTTGATGCTGTCTAAAAGCTCTCTTAATTCTTTGTTCATTGTGAACCTCCTTTTTGTTCATAATAAAAAGGACTTAGATCAAGTCTAAATCCTCTAAAATAGCTGCTATTTCTTTCTGCTTGTCCTCGGCTTTTGCCGGTGTTTCGTTTTCTTTTAATTTTTCTACTACTCGCGTTGCGGCTGCCTCGGCGATGCTGTCAATATCAATCCCCCGCGGATCCGCTTTTGCTTTCAGTTTTTCCGGCAGGTTGTTGTACCTGTCGAAATAGTCACTTGCTGCGGCGGCGGCATTGTTCTTTTCTGATACCTCAATATCGAAATATTCCTGCCATTCCTCGCCGTTTTTCCATGTTTCCGCATCAATTAGCGCGTTTATTTGTTCCGATGTTACACCTTCTTTGGCGTGCTGCATATAGGTATTTAAAATAACCTTTTGGCAACCGTCTAAAATATCTGCCTCTTTGCGCATATCGTCCGCATTTCCCCATGTGATACTGCTAGGCTTGTGGATCATCATTTGCGCATTAGCCGGTATAATGATTTTATCGCCTGCCATTGCTATAACGCTTGCAATACTCGCCGCCAACCCCTCGACATATACGGTTATTTCTGCATCATACCGTTTTAATATATTATAAATCGCGATGCCGCCAAATACCGAACCGCCTCCGCTGTTGATATGCACGTTGATTTTTGAAACGCCTTCAAGCTGATCCAAAAAATCCTGCACATCTTTAGGTGCTTTATCTTCGGGGTAGTATTTTTGCCATTCTCCCAAACTTTCGCTGTTAATATCTCCGAAAAAACATAGATCCGCCGCTGTTTCCGTTTCGTTTAGTATTTCAATGCTGCCTACTTCCCTATAACGGTTGTTTTTGTCTTTCTTTTGTAATTTTAGGATTTTCGCCATTTTCATTCCCTCCTTCCTCTTGATCTTTGCCAATCTGCGATACTCTGATGTAATTACCGTTACAAATCAATTCATCGCCGCCCTCCATTCTAGGCTTATTCATAAATAATCTTGCCTCATTTGGCGTATATATGCCATTTTGCACATATCCGGTTAAAATTGTTGCTTGGCTCTTTGCATCTGTACGCAAAATAACATTTTCGTTAAATTTGTAGTGCTTTCCTTCGCGTGTTTCGCTTGGCTCCAACAACTTGTAATCCATTTCCTCCTCGTACTGCTTTAAAATATACAATTCTGTATCAATATAAAAAGAAATGTTTTGCATTTCGCTGTTGGCATAACTGCTTTTTTCGTAGTCGTTAATTTGATTTGGCTTTATGCCAAATGCGCCCGCTATCTGTAATGCGCTGTACTTTTTCAACTCGAAAAACTGGCTATCTGTCAATTTGATATTTAACGGCTCTAATTTCATGCCGATCGGTATTGGTATAAACTTACCCGCGTTATTTGCTCCGTTTGCGTATTCTTCTAAACGTGCTATTAACTGTTTTTCAAGTTTCGGGGATAAATTGCCGGTGTATTGTAATACTGCCCTCGCTGTCAAGCCGCCTTTGTAGAGGTTGTTTAAAAAGTTTTGACTTTCAAGCCCTCCTTCTATTGTTGCCCTTAAAATATCCCGCACCGGTGCGCCTGTTAATCCGTCAAATGATAGTGATGTTTTAAAGTGCATTACATCTGCTGACGGAAACATATAGCTTTCGCCGCTGTATTTGTCTGTGTACCAATAATAAATATCGCCTGCGGCACCAAATACGCCCTTATCGTCAACTATTACCGTTGTATCTGCTGACGGCATAATCCATAGGTTTTTTATTTCCACATCGCCGCCGTATTTTTTCCTTTTAAATTCTCTTTGGATCCATACATAGGCGTTTCCGTAATGGTTCCTATTGTTTTCAACTGCGCCCCAAAATGTCGTAGGTGTCATTTGTGGATTTGGGCGCGTTTTTAATAATGCGTATGCTGCGTTTTCCTCTGCCGCCTCAATTCCCTTATCTGTTTCTTGATAGAATTTAATAGGCATTTTGCCTAATGTTTCGGATAACATTTTAAGGCAGGTAAAATATGTTACCTCGCTTAATACCTTTTTTGGCGTTCCCGATATTCCCAACCACTCTAATAGTTTTTCATCGTTCGCCCCTGCTGCCGGTCTTAACGATCTTAATATCATATTTTTTATTTTTTCAAATAGTTTCAATCTTTGTTCTCACCTGCCTTTTCTTCAAACATTTTCAAATACGCCTCTACGCTTTGATCTGTTGTTATTTCCTCAACCTCTACGCCCATCGCCAATTTATGCGCGCATATAACCGCATCGCATGGATCTATTCGGTTCTTTTGTAACATTTTATCTATCTTAATTTCGCCGAAACTGTTCGGCTCTGATAAAATAGCATCATTCATAGATCTTGTTAATAGTTTGTTGTTTTCGTCATATTCTACATTGTGTGCCTCAACTTCAAGTTGAAAATCTATTGTTGCATCGTTTAGACTTCTAGCACTCTGTTTAATTTCCACCAAATCGCAACCGAAATCTTCAAGATCTAGCAAAAACGCGCTTGCATTGTGCGGATCGTAACCTATCGCCGTTAAATCTATGTCGTATGTGTCTATGAGGTTATGCAGGTGTGCTAAAATCGTTTTGTAATCCGTCTTAATGCCGCCTGCTGCTGTTGTAACTGTTAATAGCCCCTCTTTTTCCCAAATGACATACGGCGCGTTGTCCTCTTTGTCCATGTGTTCTTGCATACGCCTTTTAGGTATAAACGAATGGGAATAAATATAATATTTTTTATCGCCTGTTTTCGGATCCTCGTATGGAAATATCAAGGCAAGCGATGTTAGATCGCCGCCGCTTGATAAATCTAAGCCGCAAATCGCCTTTTTCCCTCTGAAATCCTCTAATGTCTTTTTGCTGCTGCACTTTTCCCACTCTGCCAAATTGATAAATGCAGTTTCCGCGCTTGTTACCCAAATGTTTAGCGATTTTGTCAAGAAATCTCTTAATTCCTCGCCTCCCATTGATTTAGCTTTTTTTGCATCTTCCTGCATTTGTGAAACCAATTCGGGATCGTTGCCGGTTAGCGGGCAACACTTGATCCAATTTTTCGGATCCCAAATATCGTCTTTCTCGTCCATTTGGGCGATATAAATAAATTGCCGGTCGTTCGCATCTATTCCGCGCAATACCCTCCGGCAATATTTATATAATTCATAGCAAGGCGCGTTTAAGT